GCTTGCCAAGGTTCTGGGCAGACATTGACAAAGGGTAAGAGGATGGGTTCTTTGGCACATCAACCAATGCTCCTGTTGGGTCAAACAAAGCCATGTTTTGACCGAGCGTGCCAAGTTCAGTGTCATGCAGGTCTGGGTCAGAGATAGCCTTGCGAACTGATGGCACATCAGGGAACCCGCCAGACTGGTAGTCGTCCTTACCCATCGTCTTTGTGAACGCAGTGCGCAATACACCGTTGCTCTTGTCCATCAGTTGCGCCTCAGCCTCTGGGCTTGTGATGCCTACCCAGTTTGGATATACGGACTTGACCTCTTTATCAAACTGCTTGATGAGTCTCTTGCTGGTGTCTGTCGGGTCAAACTGACCAAGCAGGGCGTGAGGCATCATGGTGTTGAAGTCGACTTGGACGTGAGAGCCGGGGCTGAACACGCCCACAGGTTGGTAACCTGATTCAGCGATGTCGGTAATCCGATTGCGAAGCGTGCCAACCTTTCCCTTGCCTGACTCCCACCCAGCGCTCTTTTGCATGACGGGGTCATAGTTGGCTTGCATATACTTTCCGCCACCAGTCAGTGGGGTTTGGTATTTTGCTTTACGGTCGTTGACGTGGGTGAGTATCTTGCCAGTCTCAGCCCTATCGCCAATCAGTGGGAAGAAGCCCATCCGCTCCTTGACAGCTTGCTCAGGGGTAATGATTTTGCCCTGATGCATGATGACGTTGGGGTTGTCCACAACCGTGGAAGTCATGCGACTGAATGGAATGTTGAGTTTCTTGCCCTCACCGATAGGGTGATACAGCCCTGCGTCGATGTTCTCCGCCTTACTCAGCTTCATGCCTGCATCTAACTTGGCAAGCGCATCTTGCTCTTTATCTGCAAGCAACCGCTTTGCGATGTTGAGTCCGCCCTTGATTGCTTTAAGTTGTTTGGGTTCTGCCATAGTTACACCGCGTATGGGTTGACCCGCTCTTTGCGGGTATAAGCATAGTCATCATCGTCATCATACCGAGGCTCAGGGTTTATGTCGAGGAACCCCATGTCTTTGAGTAGGCGCATAGCCTGAGTCGCCGAGTCAACGTAGTCGTCGTGAGCGGCGTCTGGGAAGGCGCATATCTGGGACAGGAACCCTTCGCACCAGTCCTTGACGTAACCCTTATGGACATCTGACTCTGGGAGCCAGACGCGCCCAGTGGCAAAGATGGAGGCGGTAATCTGGAGGCGAGTCATCTTGTCAGCGGAGCCGGGGTTCCACTCCCGCACAGGCAGGTGCATCGCTTGCAGTTCCTGAATCAGCGACTTACCCGACGCCTTACCCTCGACCAGAATCATGTCAGGGCGCTTGGCGTCCTTCCCCTCACCATAGGACAGTCTCCACTCGTCTAGCACCTTGGGCTTGAGTTTAGGGAACGTCAGGTGTTCAGCCCAGCAGTCTATGAGCAGGACAGACATTGGCCCATCCTGTGGCTTGAACACGCCCCATGTCGTGCAGGCGGTTGGGTCGTTGTAGGTCTTGTCCGTGTACGCTGTATCCAGAGACATGAGGATGTACTCGAACTTAGGGAACGGTCGGTCAGCAGGGTACATCTTGAACATATCGCGAGAGACGACTTTGCCGTCTTCGAGGTCAACGATTTCGCCTAGCACCTCCTGCTGGTACAGCTTGGAACCCTTATAGGACTCCAGTTGCTTTTGGAAGGCTTTGTCTAGGTTCTTGGAGTTGTCGTAGGTGCTGGCGCGGGATACCACCACGTCGTCACCCTCGCGCCCTACCAAGTCAAGTATCAAGTCCTTTGGGCGCGGTGTCGTAGTCACGATGACACGAGGGTGGCTGTGGGGTTTCTTGTCTGGCTTGATACGCAAGCCCAGCATCATGTTGTCCCACGCCTCGTTAGGGCCGAGGTACTGAAAGGCGGCTAACTCATCACACCAGCAGAACGAGGAGTTGATACCACGCAGGCGGTCGTATGAGTCAGCCGACACGCCTCGAATCTTGGAGCCGTTGGTCAGCTTGATGAGGTGGTCTTGCTTGTTGTAGTCCTTTACAAGCGCTTCAGGGATGCAAGCAAGCAATCCGCTTGGCCCTTCAAAGCAGGTGAATTTTAAGTCCCCCGACGTGGGAGCCAGCACGATGCTCATCGTGTCTGGGTGCGTCCACGCCCACCACCACAAGGCTTCAGCCGCGGAGCGCGTCTTGCCTGCACCACGCCCTGCCAGCATCAGGAACACGGTGTAGTCCTCATGCAAGTCAGGCGGTATCTGGTAGGCGTGCGCCTGCGATATCCATTGTGCGTGGGCGATTAAAGCGATTCGGTTATGCTCAGGCTCGGCATTGAACTCCGCCTGCACATCTGGGTCTGACAGCAACTCAGCCAGCACGCTTGCTCATCTCCATGTTGCGGATGACTTCAAGGAACTTGTTGGCGTTGGTGTCCTCGGTCTTGATGGTGGCTCCACCCTCCACCCCTTCCAGCGCCACACGGTCGCCGTACTTACGGGGCTTCAGCTTGGCTGACGTCCACTTACGCGCCTCAATGCGTTGCTTCTGCCACGCGAGGTAGGTTTGGTCAAGGGAGGTGCGACCGTCCTTGTCGGTGTACTCAGGAGGCATCTCGTCAGCGATGGCAAGGATTTCGTCAGCGTTGGTGTCAGCTTGGTCTTCGCGTGCGCGTGCGTACATCTCGCAGAAGACAGGGAAGCGAATCAACCACCGATAAATCGTCGCGCAGTGCGGAAGGTGGTCATCACTACAGATTGAGACAAGCGACTCTCCGTGAGCGAGTCTCCAACACACCTCTTCTGCTATCTCTTCTGTGTACTCTACTGGTCTGTGAGCAGGACGTGGTATTTGCGGGGCTACAGGCTTCTTGGCAGACGTAGTGCTACCTTGGGCTTGCGTAGTAGCCTTCGGCGTCTTGGTGGGCTTCTTAGCCACCTTCTTGATGGTTTCTGGCATAACCCGTAATCCCCATGTGAATGAACGAATGAATGCAAGTGTATTCGATTCGCTTTGGGTTCGCCAGTCAGATGTTGATGTCGGCCCGTAAACCGACTCGGTTTTATTTCGCTTTCGATTCGTTACACAGCTTGGCAACGTATGCACTGGTGCTTTGCTTTGCGCAGTCCTCTTCGTCCAATGTGAAGTCAGGAACCCACATCCAAAACACGAGGAAAGCAATGAACATTATACCCATCACCACCTTTTGAAGCAAGGACTCTTCTCTCATTCGTCATCCTCCTGCGGATACTTCTCTGGGTCTGCTCTATCCTCATCTGTCTCAATGGCAGTGTGCAACGCCTCGTAGTCGCGCTTGGCTTTACGCAGGCGCTCATCGTTCTCTAACTGCTCTGGTGTGATGGACTTGAATTGCTTGAGCAGTTCTGCCTCCACCTCGTCAAAGAGTTTGCCCATGTTGTTCATGCTGTTACCTCTTTGTTTAAAATCTTTTGCAAGCCTGCAAGTATTTGCTCTGCATCGGCGCGGGTCATTGTGGCGTAAATGCTTGCACCATTGTTTCGGATGGACAGCCACACACCGCCGTCATCCCACTCGTCAACGCTGATACGCACACCCTCTTCGGTGTAGATGGTTGTTTCAATTTCGTTGTTCATAATCGATTCGCTTTCAGTTGGTTATTGATTTGGTTACATCCAAGGCAAAAACACATGGCTCATTTCGTTAAGCAATCTGCGACGGCTGAATGTGTCCAAAGACTTGTAAGCCGTTGCCATTGCCTTCTCGAACGAACTGCCATGCTCTAACATCAATTTAATTGCGTCTGAGAAGTTGAACTCAGTGTGCTGTAAATTGGTCAAAACTTCTGGGTGTTTAGTAGTCATCATTTCGCTGTTCTTTCTGTGTTACCTGACTGTGCTGAATTGCTGTGTCAGTGGTGTTAGTATAACCGTAAATTAAACGAGTCAACAACTATTTTAAAAATAATTGTAGGTATTTTCCCTAACCCGCAAGATACTCAGCAATTTCAGACTCAATACGGCTCTCGTCCTTGCTGGTCATCTTCTTTGCCAGCCAAGCGGCAGGACGGCCACGGCGGTCACACACCACCCAGTCGGTCTCGCTGTAGCCGTGGTAGTCCCAGTCGCTGGCCGCGTTCTGGCTGTAGGAGCCAGCAACGCTGAAGTATTCAACGACACCAATGATGCACGGAATACCTGCAACGCGGGTTTCAATTTCTGCAATGAATGACATTTTGCTTTCCTTTCGCTTTTGAGCGGGGGCTTTCGCCCCCTTTGGTTTAGCCGATTAAAAGGGTTACATCCTTGACGTCTTCCATGTTGGCAAGGCGACCGTGGTGACTGATGCTGTACTCAATCTGGGCAATTGTCGGCACGCCTAACAACGAGTAATCCACGCCTTGAATGCACTGGTTTGTGCCTTCGTACCAAGTCAGGGTGACCATGAAACCTTCAACGCTCTCCACTGTGCGCACTTGCGCTTCTGGGCTATCGCTGGTAACCACGAGTTGACCTACGCGGATGTCTTTGAGTTTGATTGCTTTTTTCATTTCGCTTTTCTTTCGCTATAACTG